GGTTTTCCGGTTTCCACAAGAGCGACGGAACGCATTGGGGACCGATCGAGCCGTGACAATCTATCTTCATGCGGGAACCCACAAGACCGGGTCGAAGTCGTTTCAGTCGCTCCTTGCGGAAAACCGTGATGACCTAGCCAGGGTAGGGTACGACGTATTTCACGGCGCGCACCGCAATCCGCGAAACCACGTGGAGCTTCATCTGGCCTCACTGCGAATCGACCGGGATTCTCTCGCAAAGCACAACTGGCCGGACATGGTCCTTGGACCCGAATATGAAGAGCGGGTGAGGCAGTCGGTCCGCTCCTTTCTCCACGCCAGCACTCTGCCGCATCAGGTTTTCTCCAATGAAGACCTGGCTTTCCTGCGCCATGCGGACGAATTCGCTCGGTTGCTGGACCTCTTCGGGCGCCCGCCGGAGGACTTCGTGGTCATCATTGCGCTGCGCAATCCACGCGACTTTCTCAGGTCCTTCCGGGGGCAGATCCTGAAGAAGCCGGGCCGCGTGCCGTCCGCCGATCCAGCATCAGCGCTCTATGTCGAGCCCGACAGCTGGTTGCTGGACTACGACGCGCTGGTCGGGAAGTTCCGCGATGCCTTCGGGCATGTGCGCATCGTCAACTATGACGACGCGGTTGCCCGCGACGGGAGCATCCTTCCCGAATTATTGCGGGCCATCGACGTCGATCCAGTCTCGATCACCCGGACGGACTTCCGGCTGAACGTGACTTAGTCGATTGGCGTTTCTGCCAACGGGAACAGGTCTCCGCCGCCGGGCGAGGATCTCAGTGCCGGAAGAATTTCGCGATCGCCTCGAGCGAGTTGGCGACCATGACGCCGAGCGCCGTGCCGCCGAGGCCGACGACGGCGAGCGCGCCCATGCCCATCAGCTTCCAGCGCTTCACGTCGTCGGTCACGGTCTTGCTGTCGGATACGGTCGCCTCCATCGACGCCACCTTGGCGCCGAGGTCGCCGACGTCGGCGACCAGGTCGTCGACCCTGCGATGCAGCGTCGACCTGTGCTCGACCGAGCGCGATTCGGACTGCTGGAGGTCGCGCCTCAATCCCGTGACCTCGGCACGCAAATGGCCGATCGCCTCGGATATGTCGTCGAGCTTGGTCGTCATGGTCCGCCTCTGATTGCGTGATGGGTTGCTTTCAGATCGGCAGCCCCGGCGCCGATTCTCGGTTGCCCGCCGGGCTTGCTGCCCGTGTCGGGATCGCTGACGAGCAGCATGATCGCCGCGGCGAGAAGGCCGAGCAGAATCGAGACCGTGAAAATCCTCCAGGTCTCGTCCATCACGGCGCTCCGCCCGGCGAACGGTTCTCGTCGCGCCAGCGGCGGATGCCGTCGACCTGTGCCGCGCAGATCTCCAGCGCGCCGCGGGTGGCGGTGAGTTGGTCGACGAGGCCTCCGGCCGTCGTTACCGCGCGATAAGGCTTCGGGCATGGAATCAGCAGTGCTTCCGGCGGCTCGGACACGACGACTGTCGGCGCCGTGACGATCTCAGGGACGGTTGAGCACGCGCTGAAGATCGTCAGGGATAACGCCACTGAGATACTTGCGAACGTCTTCATTGGTACGCTCCAGTTCGGTAACAGACGCCTGCGTCTCGGCGGTCGTGTCGCGGATGCCGGCAAGCTTGTAGGAGATGTCGGCGAGGATCTTGTCGGTGCGGTCGTTCAGCGCCGTCAGCCGCTCGATGGCGACTTGGTGGGCCTTGTTCGCCTCGACGGCCTCGCCGAGCGCCGCTTCGGCCCTGGCCTGCTCTGAACGCGCAGAGATCGCCTCGCCGCGCTGCCACAGCGCGTAGGAGGCGAGCCCGAGGAAGGCGATGGCTACGCCGGCCGCGAGGTAGAGTCGCGGGCTCATCAGCTCAGCCCTTCGAGGCACAGCTTGCGTTCGGCCAGGCGCCGGTTGACCAGGCCCTGGACGACCTTGCCGCCGGCCTTGACCCACAGCATCAGCGACTCGCAGGCACCGCGGACGTCTCCCGCGTTGATCTTTCGCGCCATGGACGAGCCGCAGAACGCGCCGACGCCGATGTTGTACGTGGCGGAGACCATCGACACGTAGCTCTTCTCGGGCAGCGCGTCGGGCGCTTTCAGGCAGGCGCGCATGCCCGCCTCGTGCTCGGCGAGGCTGTCGATGAACATCACGTCGCACTGCGCCTTGGTGAACTTCATGCCGGGCGCGATCCCCTTGGTCTCGCCGTAGCAGGCGGTCCACACGCCGACGACGTCCTGGTAGGCGTAGAGCTTGAGGCCCTCCCACTGCCCGACGACGGAGATGGCGAGCAGACCAGCGCCGGTGATGGCTCCGGTGCCGACGAGGCGGCTACGCTTTGTCGTCTTCATTGTCGAAATCCTTCTGTGCGAGGAGGCGCGTGACGAAGGCCCCGCAGGTGGCAAGGCCGGAGAGCGCCGCGAAGGCGCCGGTGGGGATCGGCAGCAAGCCGTCGAGCAGCGGCAACGCGATCTCGGCGCCCGACAGGAGGCCGGCGACGAGCATCAGGCGGACCGACCACGCACGGCGCAGCACGGCCCGCCAGTTGGCGACGAGCTTCATGAGGTTTCCCTTCGGTAGTTGAAACGGCTCGACTGTCGGCGAGCGGTCAGCCTGTCAGCCGTTCTGTGCGATCCCCGGCGCATCCTGCGTAAGCCGCGCCACCTCCGCTTTCGCCTCGGCGATCTCCGCCTCCAGCACTTCGATCCGGGCGAGTGCGGCCGCGGTCACCTCCTGAAGCAGCGCCGATGTCGGGAAGTCTTCCAACACCAGGGGAGCGGCCGGCTGGAGTTCGTCCTTCAGGACTTCCCCCCCATACGTGACCACGCGCCGGTACTGGACATGCGCTCCGCGTGGAGCGCCGTCGTCGCCGAATCGGATCAGTATCTCGTAGGGAACGAGTTCGTCGGTGATGCTCATCTTTTCCTCGCTGGTTGGGTGATCAGGAGACGACGCTTCCGTCCGGGAAGCGCCAGTTCGTTCCGTCCGAGACCGCCAGCCGCTTGTTAGACGTGCCGTCAGACACGTAGATCATCTGCGCGGCCGGCGAGGCCGAGGGCAGCGTGCCGACTGTGTATGAACGCAGCCGGTGGTGGCGGTTCTGGTCGACCACGGGATTGGCGCCGAACATCGACAGCCCGGTCGCGTGCTCGACGCGCAGGATCTCGGTGGTGGTCCCGGAGCCGCTGTTGAGCAGCAGCGTCATCCGCCCCTTCTTGTCGGTGTTGGAGGGCGACGCAGCCTCGACCGAGAAGCGCAGTTGAGAGAGCAGCCCGAAGGCGCTGGCCCCGTAGGCATTGGCCTGGAGTTCCATGCCGATGTCGCCCTGGCTGACGGTCGCCGGAGCAGCAGTCGTTCCCCTGGCCTTGTACATCCGCAGAACCGGCGAACTGGCGTTGTCGCTGTAGCGGGCGAAATCGAAGATGACGTTCGATTCGCCGGCGAAGGCGGGCGTCACGCCGGCGGAGCCGGTTCTGCGAACCTGCAGGCAGTTGTTGCCGCCGAGCGTGATAACGTTGGTGCCGGAAACAGCGACTCCGAGATAGCCGCCGCCGGCATCGTAGAGACCGGTCGCGGCATCGGCGACGGCGAGGCCGGGGGCCTCGACGCTGCCGCCCTGGATGGTCGTCGCCCCCGTCGTCTTGTCGATCGAAAGCGCGGTGGTCCAGCTCGCCCCGTCCGGCGAGACTTTCAGCGACAGGTCGTCGTCGCCGATCAAGCCGAGTTCGGCGCGCCCGGACCAGCCCGACTGCATAAGAAGCGACAGGACGTTGCCGGCGCCTTCCTTGTTCATCGAGTAGCGCAGGTCGCCGTCGCCACCTTCGCCTGCGGGCTTCGCCGTCCACAGCGCCTTGTTCAGCTTCGCCGAAAACGGGTTGGTTGCATCGGCCGTGGCGCCGACGCCGAGCAGGGCGAGGTTCTGCAGCGTTGCGATGGTGCCCGCGACGCTCGCCCAGTCCGAGCCGGTGTAGTGGAAGAACTCGCCCTCGTCGATAACCCAGGCAAGCCAACCCGTTCCCGGCGAAAGGAAGATCCATGCGCCGTCCTGGCGGGCGGCTATCTTTCCGTCCCGTCCGTCCCAGGCGCCGGTGGCGCCGGCGGCGACGATGTAGCGGTCGCCATCTTCCGGGGCGACCGGCGGGCTGGTTAGGTCACGGTCCAGCACGGCGACATGAACGACCGAGTCAACAAGGGCAACCACCTCATCGGCCTTGGCAGTCGCAGTCGCCGCAGCGTCTGGCGCGGCGAGGATCGCTGCCATGTTATCGGCGGCTTCGACAACCGCGGAGATCTCCCCGGCCACCGTCGCGATCTCTTCCGCTATGCCGGCCACCGTCGCCACTTCGGCCACACTCGACCCAAGGGCCAGGACCTGCCAGAACTCTCCCCAATCCTCGCCTACGCTTGGTTCGCTCGCGGCGCCTGCCGTGTGGTCGACGAGCGCCCGGTAGCTCGAGCCGTCGCGCGTCACGCCGGCGTTGCGCGGATAGACCGTGCCGGTCAGCCATGCTCCGCCGTTGACCGTGCTCCAGAGGACTCCAGCCGGGCCCTGGACGCCCGGCACGCTGATCTTGGCGGTGATGCTCATGTGATCTCCAGAGTGATGACCTGCGAGACGAGGATGGATGTTTCGGAGAACCGGGCCTTGAGGCGGAAACTGCCGAACCGCCCGACAGCCAGTGCGGCCATCACCTCTGCCGGGATGTAGAGTTCCGAAAGGCCGGCCGCGGAATCGATCACGGTGATCGTGCCGTTTGCAGCAATCGCTTGCGGACTGGCCTCGACGATCGTGAGGTCGACGTCGGACAGGTCAAGTGGATCGCCGTTCTCGTCCTCCCAACCGATCGAACGGCGGAGCGTCGATCCCCTGGTAAGTATATCGGCGCTCGTCGCGCCGATGAGGATGAAATCACCGGCTGCCATTGTCTGCCTCCTGCGTGTTGCTCTGCGCTTCCCGCGCCAGATGCTCGAAGCGGCGGGCGATGGCCACGACCCGGACGAGTTCGGCCCGCATCTGTCGCAGCCGCATGTTCGCGGCCAGCGCCTCTTCCTCGGCGATCCGCAGGCGCCGCGTCAGGTATGCATGGACAGGGTCGTCCACGGCCTGCGCGCCGGTCGTCGCCGGCGCTGGCGTGTCGGTCATGTCGGTGATCCTTCAGTTCGGACAGGCGAGGACGTAGTAGCGGAGCTCGGCCGTGCCGGCGTCCGGCGGCGTGATCGCCCAGGTGACGGTCTGTGCCGCCTTGTCCCAGATCCAGTAGTTATTGAGGTAGTACGGGAACCCGGTGAAGAAGAAGCCGCCGTTGACATAGACGTCCACGCCGACGTCGCCGCCGTTCATGTTGGTGGTTCCGTCGACCTTCTTCATCGAGGTCAGGATAATGGGTGGATTGTCGAGTTCCGGCAGGTTGACCACGTGGCTGGTCGTCGAGGTCGTCACAGTCACTTTGCCGTTGGCGATCAGCGGCGGATAGCGCAGCTTTTCGGACAGGAGAATATCGGCCAGCCGCGGCGGATCGTCGGCGCCCGGCCGCACGAAGACGAACTTGCCGTCGTCGACATACCAGACCCGTCCCGACCCGCCGCTCGGCGGCAGCGGATCGCGGGCAAAGACGGTCCACTGGAACCATGCATCGTTCGGCGAGGTGTTCTGCACCTTGATCTTGCCGGCCTCGACCCAAGCCTTGACGTAGACCGCGCCGGCCCCAAACAGGGCCGGGTTCGGCAGGTTGATCGCCGCCACCCTGTCCGTCGCGTAGAGATACGGCTGCAATAGCACAAAGCTCTCGTCGGCGACGAAGGCCGGCAGATCGACCTCAACCGTGCTGCTCGCTACCGCCTCGACCGTCCCGTAGTCGATCACCGCGAGCGGCGTCTGGTCCTCGCTGACGATCAATTCGGACGGCGCTGCGGTGCGGGCGTTGAAGCCTGGCTTCGCGATGCGCACGATCTGGTCGACGTTGTCGGCGACGAAGAAGGAAACGTCCGTCTCCGAACCGGTCGGCTCGCTGTAGTCATGCGTGGCCGGGAACCGCGTCACGAACAGCACGAAATCGCGGCCCTCGGTCGGGAACGGCGGCATCAGATGCACCCCGTCTGCCAGCGCCAGATTGCCGGCGAAGGTGAGTGCACCGGTTGCCTTGTAGCGCGCCAGCGAGAGACGCCCGACCATGCCGAAGATGCCGCTTGACAGCGTCTCGTAGATCATCACGCCGCCGCCCGAATTCGGCTCCGCCTCCCGCAACAGGATGATCGGCACGAACCCGTACCAGGACACGAGCCGGGCATAGTGGCACCAGACCTGGTCGTCTTCCTTCTTGATCAGGTAGTCGCTCGAGTCGGTCCCTGCCGGCCAGTAGGCGACCGCGTCCGCCTCGGCGAAGACGACGATGTCGTCGAGGTAGCAATAGGCGCTGTTTTCCGAGTTGAAGCGGAACTTCTCGTAGTCCGTGTTCGGCGTCGTCAGCGGATCGTCGGCATTGTCGGCCATGATCTTGACGACGGGGGAGCCGTCTTTCAGCCCGGCGAAGAAGCGCGTCATGAGAACAACTCGATCGATGCGTCGGTACCGCTGCCCTTGAGCACCAGCTTGCCGTTGAACGACGACATCTGCTTGAAGTAGACGGTGCCGATATAGGCGTTTTCCATGTAGGCGGCGCCGTCTTCGAAGACGAATGGGTTGACCGCCGTCTCGCCATCCGCCGGATCGGCGATGACGAACTGGTCGGCTAGGATCAGCACGCGGGACTCTGTTTCCGTCGCCTCCAGGAACAAACCGGCCGCTTTGAACGTGTCCCCGGTATCGACGCGCGCCTGAAAACCGATGCGGCTATCCCAGCCCGTCGCCGGTGTGTAGGAGGCCGAAATCTTGAACAGTCCGGAAGCCGTCACGTCGCCAAGCGACACCTCCACCGCGGTAAGCGCGCTGTCCAGCAGCGCGAGTTCGTCGGGGAGCCCGAGACCCGTCTCGGTGATCCAGTCGACGAGGTCGCCGACGTCGTCCGCCAGCGCGGTGCGGTCGACGACGCCCGCATAGACGTCGACCCGCCCCATGCGGGTGTCGGTCGTCGTCACCGAATACCAGGCCGACGGCGTGATCGCCCGCTCGGGCAAGGTGATCAGTTTCGTCCGGACCTCGTAGTCGGAGTTGCCGACGACACCGGCCGACAGGTAGGCGACGGAGACGTCCGCCGTCACCGTCTGGTAGAGCACCGCGTCCGGCTCCTCGACGAGCCGGTAGGCGATCTCAATATGGGTAATGGTCGGGTCGATCGCCGGCGTGATCGGCGTCCACTCCACCCGGATCTGCGGCCGCTTCGCGCCCGTCTCGGTCGTCCGCTCGACGCCGGTCACAGAGACGATCGTGACCTCTTCCAGATAGGTCGGGGCGATCGGCCCGGCCGGCGTCGGCGGCACGGTGATGTATTCGGTCGGGTCGAAGATGCCGTCTCCGACCTCCTGGAGCGCCACATAGACGGCCCGGGCCGATTTCTCGCCGAGCGGGCCGAGCCGCTTCGACAACACCTCGAAGGTCTTCTCGAAGCCGCCGGCCCGGCTCGACGACCATGTGATCCACTCGCCCGGCTGCAGGAACCGGTGCTTCGGCGCCAGGCAGATCTCGGCACTGGCCTGATAGCGAGCGGCGCGCACATAGATGTCGTTCAGCCGGTCGCCGACATCGGCCCTGGTCACCGCCTCGTAGGGGATGTTCGCGGCAAGCCGCTCGCCGTCCTCGGCAAGGGCGGCATCGTCGATCGTCGTCGCCAGCGGCGCGCCTTCGTAGAACGTGTCCGGGCTCTGGTAGGTGCCGGCGATCGTGTTGACCAGTTCCGAGCGCGTCCGCTTGAGCGAGATGCGCTCGGCCTCTTCGACCATCAGATCATCGTCGGTGATGGCCGCCACCGGCGTCTTGTTGGCGCCGGCGATCGGCCACTCGCCGTCTGGCGCCTCGACCCAGGTCGCCGCCGCCGCCGCGAGCAGCGGCTCCATGTTGCCGGCATGCGTCGACGCCGGGCCGGCGATGGCGACGTAGGACGACGCATAGCGGGATTTCGACACGGCCCCGACCGTCACGCCCTCGTCAGCGATGTTGGCGGCAAGCGTCCATTTCGCCAGCGGCAGGCGCGATGCGGCGATTCCCTTGCCGACCATCAGCTCGTCGCCGATGAAAAAGCCGCGTTCCAGATTGTACATCTGGACGAACGGGTTCTCCGACGGCTGCCAGGTCGACGGGTCGTTCCAGCGCTGGTCTCCCTCGCCGCCGGCCGTGTCGTCCTCGCGCCAGTCGTAGCAGACGCCCTCGACCTCGAAGATGTCACCCCACGGTTGCGGCAGGTCCTCTCGGTCGAGAACCTGGGTGACGATGGCATAGGTCAACCCGGCGCCGCGGTGGTCCTCGCTCCAGCGTCCGCCCGAATCCTCGATCAGGTAGGCGTCGGCGGTCTGGTCGACGGCGCCGGTGTAGACCTTCACCCAGACCCTGGCGTTCTCCTTCGTGTTCGGGATGCGCCAGCCTTTTTCGGCGTCGTACACACCTTCCGAGAGCGTCTGCCATTCGCCCTCCCAGCGCACGCGGGTGACGCCGGCCGAGCGGAAATGCGAGACGATGTAGACGTCCTCGATGACGCGGTTGCCCTTCGAGTGGGCATTGCGGAAGACGTGGTGGCCGCGCACGGCGCGCTTGCCGAGCACGACAAAGCGCGGCGAATCCTCGCCGTAGACGGTCTCGAGGTGAACCTTCTGCGGCGGCACCTTCGGCGCGAAGATCTTGCCGAGCGCGAACTTCGCCGCGAGGCCGAGGCCGAACTTGACGACGCCGGCAAGGATGGTTCCCGACGACAGGAACGCGCCGAACGAGCCGAGCAGCCCGCCGATGATTCCGCCGAGAGGAGCGAGGAAGGGCATCTATCGGCCGATCCTGTAGGCGCGGACGAGGTCTGTCTGCGCATGGAAGACGAGCCCGGCCGGTCCTTTCGCTGCGGCGCCGTATTCGGTCATGTAGCAGGCGGTCGGCTGGCCGCCCTGCATCACGATGCCGACGTCGCCCCTCTGCGCCCTCAACCGCGGGCACAGCACGAAGTAGCCGTCGAAGGCCTCCTCGATCGACGCGAATCCTTCCTTGCGCATGACGCGCGCCGCGCCGATCTCGGTCGTGTAGCGGCCGGCGAAACAGGCGAACGGGTTTTCGCCCGTCACGGCTTCAACTGCCTCGCCGACGGTCAGCACGCAATCGCTGACACCCCAGGCTCCGGGCATGCGCAAATGCTTCTCGGTCACGCGCGCAAGGCGGCGATCCCAATCCGGCAGGCGGGTCATGGTGGGCTGTCTCTCAGAGTTCGATATCGAACGTCTCGCTCTTCACCC